AATAAAATTTATAAACGACGCCCCTGATGCCGCCTTAGTCAAGGGAGTCCTAGACGGCGACCTACTAAAAATAAGAACAGTATACCTAGACGTAAAAGGTGACATTTACATAAGCTTCATGACACAAGGGAAGGAATACTAATGACAGATGAAGAGAACTCAACAGACTTTAAGAAGTACCCATCACTTACTGGGATCTATAAGCAGAAAGAGGTTAACTTAGTCAAGGAATTAGGTTACGACAAGGGGACATATATACTCACAGAGAAGATACACGGGGCCAATTTTGGTATCCATTATAAGGAAGGTCAGATTACTTTCTCCCGTAGAAAGGCTTACTTGAAAGAAGACGATATCTTCTGTTCTCATCACATGATAGCTAAGGATCTAAAGCAGGCCATGGTGACTCTCATGGAACAATCCTTCTTTACAAATAATGAAGTGACAGTACACGGTGAGATCTATGGTGGCATGTTCTACGGGGAACAATCCCAAGGACATACCCAAGTACAGGCAGGTGTCAACTATTCACCAGAGGTTGGGTTCAGTGCCTTTGACATTAAGGTAGATGGTAGGTTTATCGCACCTATTGATAGCTTTCCTATGTTGGAGGGAGCAGGGTTCTTAACGGTACCTGTTATAGGTATCATGAATGGTCTTATAAATGCCTTTGAGTTCCCTTGTAAGTTTGAGTCACGAGTCCCTCAAGAATTAGGGCTTATTCCTAAAGAAGGGAACTTCGCAGAGGGTGTAGTGATTAGACCTTTTGAACATGAGAGATTCCTACCTAATGGTACACGGGTCATGTTTAAGAACCGTACAGAGTTATTCTCAGAGAGAGACACAACACGTAAGGCCAAGGTTAAGAGTGACCTGCCAGAAGATGTACAGTTGGTACTCCAAGAGTTAGGGACATACCTGACAAGACCCAGGTTAAATAATGTACTAAGTAAAGAGTTAGAGATCACACAGAAAGACTTTGGCAAGGTAAATAAACTCCTTATGGAGGATGCTTTAGTTGACTATGTTGGTACTCTTGAGATAGACTTAGGGACTCTTAAAGAGAACTATAAGGTTTACTGGAAGGAGATTAACAAGGCACTATCTAAAGAGTCCTCAAGTCTTGTTAGAGAACACTGGGTAGAAACGTTTTAAGCTTTATCACATAACTATAAAGAGGTTACAACATGAGCAATGTTAACAACATGAACAATATTAATCACAACTTAGATGAGTTATCAACCAAAACCCCTGAGTACATAGTAGGCAAATTGGGGGAATTTAGAGGTGTTATTCGAGATGCCCACTTCCTTTATGGTCGTATTACAGGTATTATGGCATCTGTTGACTTATTACATGGTGAGCAAGGTCGTAATGAGTTACGTATTGATGGCCCAATAACAACAAGCCAAGTTAAGAGCATTACGACACATGAGCTTGGTCATATATTAATCAAGACAGAATACAGTAAATATATTATCAAAGGTGGTATTACCTTTGAACAGATGAACTATTTATTAGATTAAGGGGCTATTATGAACACAATCATATGTGGTTTAGGGTCTCATGGTAAGGATACATTCGTAGAGGAACTGGTCAGGTATTCTTATCTAAAGTTTACCAGTTCATCCCAGTTTGCATTGGATCTCTTTATCTGGGACACTTGGGGGATTAAGAACTATGACACAAAAGAACAATGCTTTAATGATAGACGAAACCACCGTAATGTTTGGTTTGATCTGGTATCTCAATACAACATGCCCAACAGAGCAAGACTAATCTCTGAGATATTTAAAGAGAACGATATCTACTGTGGGTTACGTTGTAAAGAGGAACTACAGGAAGCAACCTCACAGGGTTTAGTTGATCTTACAATCTGGGTAGATGCCAGTGACAGGTTACCTGATGAGAAAGACTCATCTTGTACCATTACACCAGAGATGTGTGACTTAGTTATCGGTAACAACTCTGATAAATCACATCTGGTACGACAGGCCCAGTCTGTAGCTCAGATGATTGACTTGAGAGAAGAGTTCAGTTGTAACAGTTATCCCTTGACCCAATAAGAGACATATGAGAGGATACGTTATAGGTACTCATGTTGTGTACCTATAACGAACTAACAGAGGTTACCCGTGAAGCAAATTAACCAAGCACTTAAACTCTCAAAGGATCTGGTAGAGACTTTACCATACCTACCTAAAGCATCTAAGCTTAAAGTACGACGGGGGTTAGGAACCAGTACAAGGTCTTTCAAAGATCCTTATGCAGTTACTAATGGTGAAGTAAATAAAAAGGCAGAACTTTATGAATTATGATGGAAAATGTACACCACTTTCGGTACTTGAAAGTCTCTCAAGGGAGTCTTCTGAGAAACCCCCATTAGGGTTAGTTCCAAAGTCTATCCATGATCATCACAGAGTAGTAGAGATAATAAAAGCCATGAATCGATATGCTGAAGTAGGAAGATACCCAGAGTTAGCTTGGGTTGATGAACTTCTAGAGTTATGTGAGCTAAATGATCAAGGAATTATATCGCTATGAGTAAGACAAAAGAAAGGGGGATATTTCAAGGACACTGTGCATGTCCACTTGAAGGTTGTGGCTCTTCTGATGCAGGAGCCTTGTATAAGTACAAAGATGGAAGCTACTCATTATACTGCTTCTCCTGTGAACCTAAAGGGCACCATGCAATAGATCCTAAAACGGTAACTGTTGTCAATGGTAGTCGTAAGGCACGAGTAGTAGATCAGGCAGAGGAGCTACTTAAGATAGAAGACCTTAAGGATACCTTATGTGCAATGGATCACTCCGAAAGAAAGGTACAAGCAAGCGTCTATGAGAAGTACGGTTGTCTTATGGATATGAGTCCAGATGGTGATCAGATTGATATCATTTACTACCCGACATATCGTAGTGGTCAACAAGTTGGCTTTAGGAATAGAAAGAGGTTCCAACCTTGGCATGATGATGTAGTAAAACATCCAGAGAAGCTAGGTAAGTTAAAATGCTTCTATGGTGGGGTTGGTGATCTCTCCCGTGGTATCGAGATGTTTGGCCAGTGGTGTTTTGAATCAGGTGGTAAGCGTATAATTATCAATTGTGGTGAAGAAGATGCCATGGCTACTTGGGTGTTAACTTCCATGAAGACTAAGTTCGAGGGAGGGTACCCATCAATATCAGTACCTTCAGGTGAAAGTGTAGCCAGTATCCGCCCTAATCTAGAGTACATTAGAAGCTTTGATGAGATCTTTATTATCGCTGATAATGACAAGAAAGGTAAACAGTTTGAAGAGGAGATATGCAAGATCCTACCAGTAGGTAAGGTGAAACTGGTTAGACTCCCACAAGGGATTAAAGACCCATCACAACTACTTTCAGATGCCAAAGGTAGGTCAGGTAGGAGGCAGGCAGCAACCACCCTCTGGAGGGCATTATGGGACGCTGAGAGCTACTCCCCTGCTGGTGTAGTGAGTTTCTCAGAAGGATGGAAGAGTTATCTAGACCGAGGTAATGCAACTAAGTTACGCTTCCCTGATTCCTTTGGTGGTCTTAATGAGGCAACTCATGGAGGGGCTTGCTTAGGTGAGATTGTTAATATCATTGCACCTAGTTCAGTAGGTAAAAGTCTGTTTGTTAAGGAATATATAAACACTATCCTTGAGACAACCCCATACAGTATAGGTGTGGTGTCATTAGAAGAGACCCTAGATGAGTTTATAGAAGGTATGCTTAGTATCCGTATGGATGAGCAACTAAACGAGATCCCACTAGATAAGAGAGATAGAGGCAAAGAGTACAAATATTTTAAAGGTATGTGTCATCAACTACCAGATGAGTTTACCCTAGAAAACGAGGATAACCCAGAAAGGATACATTATCTGGATCACCAAGGGGCGTGTTCTGGCATGGAGTTACTGGACAAGATTGATTTCCTTGTTGATGGCTTAGGTTGTAAGGTCATAGTGGTAGATCCAGCAACCCTAGCATTCTCAGGACGAGACACAGATGAAGATGAGATGGCATCTGAGATATTAAAGAAGGTTAAACATAAGAACATCTTATGGCTCACTGTACACCATGTACGGAAAAATGGGACAGGAGGTAAGGCGAACAGTGAAGGTGCTGATTTGGCAGAGGAGGACATTAAAGGTTGCACAAGTGCAGATACAGAGTACCTAACACCTACAGGTTGGAAGCGTATTGACGAGTACCAAGAAGGAGATCTTATCGCGGAGTATGACACTAAAACTAAGGAGACTAAGTTTGTAGAACCTGTGGGTTATGTTAAGCTACCTTGTAATGAGGGACTCTACCATATCAAGTCTGCAAAAGGTATAGATACAATGGTTTCATCAGAACACACAATGATATACCAAAAGCAAAGAAGTACAGACCTACATAAAATCAGTGCTAAGGGATTAGTTGAAGCCCATGAAAGGCTATCACAGGGGTTTAGAGGAAGGTTCGAGACAACATCCCACCATAAGTTTTCTGAGGTAGGCTTACCTATGAGTGATGATGAGATACGACTACAAGTGGCGTTACAAGCTGATGGTTGTGTTAAGCATAAGAGAAAGGACGGTTCGGGTTATCGTATAGAGTTCAACATTAAAAAGGAGAGAAAGAAGGTAAGACTTAGGGAGATCTTATCTCGTTTAGGTAGAGAGTACACTGAGAACTCGGAGCTTTCTAGGGAAGGGCACTCTAACTTTTACCTATCGAGTAACAACCCTTATAAAGCCTTCGATAGCTCGTGGTGGGGTATCTCTAAGCATCAAGCGGAAGTTTTTGTAGAGGAGATAACAAAATGGGATGGTCATGAGGGTGACTACAAAGCGTACTTTAACAACTGTAAGAAGAGCTGTGATTTTGTACAATACGTACTTATGGGGCTTGGGCTAAGGAGCAGGTTAACCAAAGAGGTACCACCAAATGGTATTGGAAATAGGACAGGCAGATGTCATGTTGTAAGGTTCTCTGACAAGTACACAACAGTTAGTCTAGCTAACAAGGATAAGGTACCCCCAATAGTAAGAGTCGATTCTGTTGATGGGTTCAAGTATTGCTTCACTACTAGCACTGGCGCTTGGGTGTCACGTAGGAACGGGAACATTATGATGACTGGGAACAGTGGGTGTTGGTTCCAAACTGGGATGATAAACCTTATATTCACCAGAAACAAGGTGCATGAAGATCCTATGGTTCGTAATACCACCAAGATAAAGATGTCTAAGTGTCGTAGGCATGGTAAGAATACTGGGGTAGTTGGCTTCACTTACTATAACGGTGTGACAGGTAGACTAGAATTAGGTGTAGATCCTATGCAATACCTAGAAGGTAACTCTGATGAC